GCACCACGATCAAAAACCACAAAGCAAAACGAACAAAGATTATTACCAAGCTAGCCGAGAATTGCGATTACCGGCGCATCCTCACCGGATCCCCGGTAACACAAAGCCCTATGGACTTGTACGCACAGTGCGCCTTCCTGGACCCGGAGCTCCTCGGCTGCGACAACTACTATCAGTTCCAAGCTCGGTACGCGAATATGCGCCGTATCAATATGGGCGCGCACTCATTCAACAAGATTGTATCCTTCAAGAACTTGGAAGAACTAGCCGTGCTCTTGAGAAAGTTTTCCAGCCGAGTGCTCAAGAAAGACTGTCTTGATCTGCCATCGAAAACATACACGATACGCGAAGTGTCTCTGCACCCAGAGCAACTTCAGCACTACATGACCATGAAGAAGGCCGCGCTTGTCATCCTCGAGGACGATACAGTCTTCGCGCAAGAAGCGATGACACAACTACTGCGCCTCCAACAAATTCTGTGCGGGTATCTGCCTGTCGATGATGAGGGAACGCTTGTCGATATCCCAACTCGTAGACTCGATGCCCTGCTGGAAGCTGTCGAAGAAACTAGCGGCAAGATAATTATCTGGGCTCGGTTTCGGAAAGACATTCAACGGATCGAAGAAGCACTCGCAAAGAAATACGGGCGCGAATCTGTCGGTTCATATTACGGGGATACAAGTGAAACAGAGCGAGATGATTTGGTTCGTGACTTTAGTGACCCGGATCATGCAACTCGGTTCTTTGTGGGCAACCCACAAACGGCAGGGCGTGGTCTGACATTGGTGTCAGCCAACACGGTCATCTACTACTCAAATGATTTCAACTTGGAATCTCGTACTCAATCAGAAGATCGGTGCCACAGGATCGGTCAAGAACAACCCGTGACGTATATCGACTTGCTTGCAGAAGGAACTGTGGACGAACACATCGTTCGTATTTTGCGAGGTAAGATTGCGTTGGCGGGGGCTGCACTCGGAGAGGAGATGCGACAATGGCTAAAGGTAAAGTAATGGATACTCAGAAATTTAAATCAATAGCACTGCCGATAGAGGCATATGAAATAGCGAAAGAACTCGCTGAAAAGAATGAGAGAAGTATCGCTCGGCAGATAAGCTTTCTTATCCGCGAAGCGACACAATCATCTAACTCTAAGTAAGTGGTTACAACAACGCTCACCCCCGGGGCACTCCGAACATGTGACAGCGTCACAGTCGGAAGCCTCCTTGCGGCTGCGGGGTGGGAAATACTCCCACGCCTTGGACCAGGGTGAGTGTGGTTTAACCTTTTGTTTTTCCGGTTCTTGCATCAGTCTTTTCCTTTGGAGGTGACCAAAGCTGGTGCGCGATAGCTGTTCGAACAAACTCGCTTTTGGTCTGACCTCTATCCTCTGCACATGATACTAACTCGTTGAACATTGCTTCGTCCAGATCGAAAGACATTGTTTTTCGAGTATTGAACTTCTTGGGTCGCCCCATTTTACTTTCAGTTTGCATCATAATTCTCCTTTATGGCGATGCCGATTTGCTGTGCTATGGCTGGCACAATCGCGTTTCCTAATCCTCTAATTCTGTCCACCCGGCGGGGTATCCCATCAGCCACTCGACCCACTGGGGGTTCAAACTGCCACCAGCGTATCCAGCTAGCTTGCTCTTCTCTTTGATCTTCTGGTAGTCGGTGTTGTCCCCACTGTCCTTGTGATCCCGTGCCGTTGGTGTAGGCCACATTCTCACTGGGTCTTCCGACAAGCTGTCGTTCACCGCCGCGCCCGTGTTCCACCCGTGCTTGCCGTTCTTGTGACTTGGTGCCACTCCGGTGCCGCCCGTCATCGCTGTCGGTGTAGGCCACATCGCTACTGTCTCCTCGTCCACCTGTTCTCGTAGGTTTGCGGGTCGCTTCCTTCCTTTGCGCGCTGTCGTCGCTTGCTTGATCAGAGCTTCCGTTGATCTTTGTGGTAGGTGATCCATTGTGTTGGGCGTTGCCCACCAGCTTCCCGGATCTCTGCCCCTCATCGATGGCGCGTCCTGATTCCCCTTCGCTGTCGGCGTGTGCAATAATCCAGACTCGGTTTCGTTTGTGGGGAGCATTGACGGCGCAAGCTGGAACAACAAACGGCCTTGTGGCGTAGCCAATGGCTTCCAAATCAGATAGCACCTCGTCGAGTCCCAGCTTGATGTGACCATAAACGTTTTCGAAAACGCACCAAGTTGGTCGCTTTGCTTCAACAATGGTTCGTATTTCAGGCCAGATGTGACGGTCATCTTCTGCGCCTCTTTGCTTCCCGGCAACACTAAATGGCTGGCAGGGGTATCCTGCTGTGAGGATGTCACAGTCGGGAACAAGTCTTGTTGGGTCATTCGCTAACTCCTTTACGTCCTCCGCTATGGGGACATCTGACCAATGCTTTCTCAGCACACGGCGACACCAATCATCAGTGTCGCAAAATAATATCGGGCTTGATAATTGAGCCCATTCGAATCCCAGGGCAAAGCCCCCGATTCCTGAACACAGATCAACATGACGTTTCATCTTCTGTCCTTCTCAAAATTCCTATTCCTACATCAAGCATGTTGAGCAGTTGTTTTCTGTTAACAGGCAACTGAACAAACGTGCCTGGGTCGCTTTGCGTAACCTTGATACAAAGTTCCGCCGGATACTCTCCGTTGCCAGTGTTCTCTCGCAAGTACACCAAGACTTTTTTGTCAGTGAACTTCGGGGTCATCTTCGTTTTTCGTGAGACTTTTGAAAAAATCCTGCAAATCTGGGACAGCGTCATCCAACATAGACGTTATGGTATCCACCATTTCATCTGTCATCCACTGTACTTTGTCATCGTCGCTGGCAGAATAGATTGCAAAGTTATATGCGTGGTTCTTTTCCATAAACGCCGCGAACAAACGAACCTCAACGTCTTTCTTTTTTTCATCGATCCATAGCCCTGCGACTCCATACCATGCATGGTCCTGGAATGATTTGATCGGAACCATGTCGTGATCGAGAAAGCAAACCGCAACAATGTCGGCATCTTCAATCTTCCCGGCCTTGGGATTGAAAGGTACTACTTCACCCATTTCGTTTCTCCTCGCCATATATCTTCTCTTCCTCGGGGAACGATGTGCACAGAGCAAAAGTTCCCTGTCGTGATGGCTCTCTGTTGTATTCCACCACCAAATCAAGACATGCATCGCGCTCCATGTTTGGTTTCGCTTCGACCATCTTGAATGCATTGCTCTGCAAAATTGCGACTACTATGAAAACGTATTCCATTTTTTGATCCTTCTGAGTGTGCGCTGCCAGACGTTCTGACTGCGTTGTGTGTTGATTAGTCCCATGGCGAAAACATCCGAGCCAATTCGGTAAGGACTTTGTTTGAGTTTCTTTCTTTGTGGCTTAGTCATCTATCTGCCTCTTATCTAGCTTCAATGAATAGTCTTTAATTACTTCGCCGAACTTTTCGTTGCCCCGCTGGTATGGTTCTATTCGAACTATCCGACCATCTTGGTACTTGCGTGTGTGACCACGCACCCAGTGCAGTTTCCGGCACCCCTCTTCCGATGGGGTTTCTGTACGCAACACAATTCCCCTGGGCTTGGGTAAGTCTATCTCTATTGTCTTCAAGTCGATAGTCGGCTTGGTCGCAACTAGTGCCCTGTTTTTGCGTGTCGGTTTGCCAACAAGCTTGGACTCATGCCATGTGAAATTCAGTTCACTCAACAGCCACGCCAACATACGAATGTCATCCTCATACATCGCTGTTGAAGAAGTTACTGTGGTAGCCATCGCTTGAGGCTGTTTCAACATGATGCCGTAGTCATCAAGAGGGTAAGAAATCCCCAAGCTTGAAGTAATTCTTTTCTCAAGGTTCATGCGTATGTGCGCCGGGGCAAAGTCTCTTATCTCCGCTGACCAGTGCTCACCAAGACATTGAAACGATTTTGAGTTTGCTTCGTAAGGCATCTTACTTATGTGCTCTTTGCCCGTGAACAAATAGCAAGTCTTAGGAATGTAATAGGAAAGATTTTCCGTGGCATGAGATTGCGGCTTCAGATACTTCTGAACAACAATCGTGTCGTCCGAAGTTGAATGAAGCGTGGTCGGTCCAACAAGACAGAGAGGCCAGATGTCCCCCTCTTTGAAACTGCGTATCGCTCCGGCGCGTTGAATGTGCCAGCCTACCCATTCCGGGGCGAAGTGTGTGTCGTCATTTCTCCAGCGTTGAAACAAACGAGAGTTGCGCTCTCCCTCAATCCACATGTTATCGAAGGGCGGAACGGCGTTGTTGATTACATCAAAAATTTTCTCCCACTCCGCACCCGCGCTATCAAACAAAACTCTCTCAACCAAGTCATCATCAACCCTGAACCTGTGTGCACGTTGTAGTGAGATGCTGATTTGTTTCATCAGTGTTTTTGCTCCACGAGCCTTGTAGTTTGCATACAAATGCTTGGGCTGTGTTGTCAGTGCTGTGATGAAGTGGTCGATTAATTGATCGCCCTCCAACTTAGGAAGACTGTCGAAATCTCTGAGATGTGGGAACGCATACTTGCCGTTGCGTAGCTGTCTCTGAGCATGTGGGTCGCCGTGTTCGGCTCTACCCACAAGATGCTGAAAACCATCTTCTACGTTTATGCCGTTACTGGTCAGCTTTATTCCATTTGAAGACATGACTTGTCTCTTAGCCTTGTCCATTATGTGGTTGCCAGCCGTTTTCTCGCCCTTTGCCATATCAGTACCACGCGCCTACTGGCTGTTCCCAGTTTTCATCAAAGTGCTCGTCCAGAGCCTCGACCCACGCCTTCGGCATCCATGCATCAGGCTCATCATAACCATGCTGAAAATTTTCTTCGGGGATTAGGTTCTTACCATCCTGGTCCTTGACTGCCATAATCATGTAGTTGTGGCAGCCCCACGAATCACATTCAGCCTTAACGTTGAATTGTTCCTCAATGAAATCCGATACAAGGTCAGTGCCATTCCAGCTATCGCCATCGTGAAACCCAAACTTGTCGAACGCTTCACGCCACTCAAACTCAATTTTAAAAGATGCCATTACTCGTCTCCTCCAACGTTGTCCGGGTTACCTGTCTTAGCCACGAGCTCCATGCCCTTGACCCATGCATCAAAAGATTGCTGTTGAATGTCCTCGGAACTTGGTTCTTGGGACATGAATGAAAAAGTTATTTGCTTTTCGTCTGCCATCGTGTACTCCTTTAGATGGGACTTTATGTATGCAACATAGCATATTCCAATGTATAACCTTTTCTATTGGATATATCAAGGGGTGAAATGAAAAAAGTGATACATTGATACAGATGCATAAGCTTATTTCTGTGAGATTTTTGTTGTAAGTTTTTTTGTGAAAATGGTGTATCAGTGTATCAGTGTATCAGTTTCTCTGTAACGCAGGGTATACAAGGGTTCTAGCTGATACACTTGTGTTACACTAACTGTATCAACTGTATCAGGGTGCAGTCATACTGATGGCGCGAAATCTGTGACTTTGCTATATATTAATAAAAGTCAGGGGAAATAGTTTTAGGGGATAGAAATGAGGCCACGTTTAAGTTTTTGGAAGAGCGCACCACCGACAAGCTCATGGGGCTTCGGGCTTGTTTGGCGTGGTGATAAAAAAGGTTGGGTTCATTACCCGGCGAAATGGCATGGCTTCTATAGGAGCCTGATTAAAACTTGGGAACACTATAAACATGCGAGGAAACATGGAGCTTGAAGCCGAAGAACAATCAGGTGGATTTTTAACCAATCGTCAGAAAGAATTTTCACGACATATTGTTGAAGGTGTGTACAGCAACGCCGAGTGTGCTCGACGCGCTGGATACAGTGAGAAGGTCGCGGTGAAATATGCTCACAAACTTCTCAACGGAAAAGACTTCCCGTTAGTCCCGCAACACATCGCTGAACTCCGTCAGGAACATGAACGTAAATACGGAGTGACATTGATAGGGCAACTCAAAAGATTATCCGACCTGTCACACAATGCCGAATCGGAAGGTCAGTTCTCTGCTGCCATCAACGCAGAAAAAATTCGTGCCAGCTTGGGAGGGCTGACTGTTGACCGACGCGAGAACCAACATGTCCATTCGTATGACCAAATGTCTCGGGATCAAATTATTGAACAGCTATCCAAGTTGAGAGACGAACACCCGGCCGCTTTCATCGAAGCAGAGTATGAGGAGGTACTTGATGCCGACACCGGAGCGCAACCTTTGGAACAGATTGAAGACCGCACTGCCGAAGGGAACACACAAAACGAGGGTTGAAAATAGAGCAGGGTCAGGCATCCCTGACGTACACATTTGTGCGGATAAAACAGCCTTTTGGGTCGAATTAAAATGTATAAAAGGAGACACTGTCTCCATACGCCCCTCACAGATTGCGTGGAATATGCAGTATTCTGCCGCTGGTGGCATCTCCTTCTTCTTAGTTTCACGACCCAAGAAGCCTAGTCTATTTTTATTTGACGGCGGTGATGCCTTGCGCCTTGCGTCCGAGGGCGTATCCGGCACCGGGATCCAGGCTGCATATACCGGGGATGATCTTGCGGCTTGCGTCCGTTCCATGTTTGATCGAGTCCGGGTGATCCAGGTTGATCAAACCTTGCGCCTTGCGTCCGAATATGAACCCGGCAGCCCCGGGTGATCCAGGGTGCCTTGCGCCTTGCGCCCCAATACCACCCGGCTGCAGCCAGGCCCGGTGATCACCGGGTATCTCAAGGTTTGATTCTTCAATGTTTTGGGTAGGAAACGTTCTTTACTTCCGCGTTCCAACAGGCACGGCAGTCGCCGCATTTGCCGGATTGCTGTGAAGCTGGGCATATGTGCCCGAGGCTAGGGCCCTGGTAATCGCTATCGTGCACTGTGGAGGTGTTCTCGAAGCTATTCAGCGGCGAATCGTTGACCATTGTCGCGCTAGCGCGCAGTACTACGTTGCCGGGTAGCGTTCCCTTGCGTTGCAGTAGCACTGTCTTCCAGATCTTTGTTTCCCGGGTCGGGATCCAATGGGACTTACCTGGTGTACGTTCACACACTTCCAGGATCTGATGCCCGTGTTGTACTGACTGTACGTCGCCGGAGTCGAACCACCGGAAATAAGGAGACCGGGTCTTGTTAATTGTTCCAACCATGAGCTCAACCCACTTCGGGGACTTCATGAAGTCCTGGCGTTTAGCCATGGCTTCTTTAACCGATGGATACCGGTAAGATCCTTTTAGGGCATAGCAACCGTGACACACGGAGCCGGGTACCTGGGCCAGCTTTGATCCGGTCTTGCAATCAGCGGCCGGGGTTGAGATTGAATAGCCTGGCATCTTGCTTGTATTAGATAAGATGGCAGACCCTTTATATGTTCCAAGATTTTTTGTCATGTCCTAAACCTACATTATTCCAATGGATATGTCAAGCCTTGCGCCTTGCGTCCGGTGCAATTTTTGATCCAGGCCCGCGGGCTTCGCCCCGGTGATCCGCAGCGTTCCTTGCGCCTTGCGCCTGAATCCGATTCGATCCGGGCCCAGGCTGCGGGTGATCCCGGTTACCTGGAAAGCTGGGCACGAAAAAAAGGGCGGCCGAAGCCGCCCTTTTTCCCGCCAACCAACTCTAAGCTTCAACAAGGATTGTGCTTTCGAATAGATTAATCTTCAGGGCGTTTGCTCTGTTGTTGGCCTGTAGAATGCGCTCCACCATTTCTTCTCCCAGCGGGATAAACTCGGCGAAGTCATCACCGGACACCGCGTGGGTTTTGTCCCACAGGGTGTCGTCTTCTACATCTCCGCGATAGCCATTCGCGTAGCACACAACGGTGTGCCCCTTCTCATCCTTATCGCGTTCCTCGTGCGTTGGTGCCATGACATAAATGCCTTGGTCTTTCACCAGCCACACGCCCATGTCGTCGGTGTACTCTTCAACGTATGGGATTTTTCGTTTTACTGAGAGCGAGTGTTTTACCACTCGCTTCAGCAACTCTCCTTTGAAAGTAAGTTCAGACATCTTACCAACTCGCTTGGTAAGTGACAGACCGATACTCACGCCCTTCGGTGTCTGCCTTCAACCACTCTACAGCTTTGTAAAGAGCTTGGGCTTCCGCCACAGCATCTTTACGGTAGTCATCTCGCACCTCTTCGTAGTGTTCATCTTCAGCACGAACACCAAAGAAGAAGCCGTCTTTCGGTGCAAACTCCGAAGGGTCATCTGCCCACTTCTCAAGTTTCCTCGCCACCAATGTTAGGTCGGCGGCATCTAGTTCGATGGGTTGGCACTCATCCACTCCATTCGCAAAGTTGTCCACGATGAAGCCGTGTAGCCAATGGTTCTTCCGCCAATACATGACTTCCAAGTTCTCACCTTCAAGCGGAAAGCCGTCTACTACTTTACGAGGACGGTGTTGAAGTTTACCGTCAACTTTCTCGTGGACGGTGTGAAACTTCTTTGCAGTTAGATACATGTCTAGTCCCATATCTGTACTCCTTT